TTCCAACAACTGCTTTTGAACCAGAACTTCTAAAAATTACAACAGTTCTGTTGCTGTTACTATCGTAAACACTTGCTGTATAGTCTGTAGTGGCTGCTTGAAAAACAACAGGAGTACCCACGCCTTCAGTCCCACTACCCCCACCAACAACACTCACAGTCCCATCAGCGTTCACAACTACAGGAGTACCATCCGTCAGCGTACCACTAGCTACAGCGTGCTCTTGTCTGGGTACGCTTGGATCATTACCAATGATACGCATAATGCTTTACTCCCCACCCTCTTCAGCATCAGGGTCTACCCAATCGGGATTGGCTGTCCAGGTTGTACCGTCAAAGAAATACTTGTTGCCTGTCCAATCGTCGGGCGCATTGGTTACATTGTCAGTGATTGTAACTGTGGTGCTATTTAAATCAGCAATAATAAACTGAGCCGGATCACCTACAGTGATTTCTGTTGCTGTTGCTGTTATATCTACATCATCAGCAAGTAAGTATTTGCTGAGATTGCTTGATGTTTCTACGATAGTTTTCATTGTTTACCCTTTCACTATGAGTTCTGTTGCTGAGATAGCAGTCCCTGCTGTTACTGAAGGATCGTCTGCTGTTAATCCTAGTGTGCCATCACCTTGCACAAAATATGTTTGCCCTGCGGTTAAACCGCTTTGATTTCTGTCAATCGTGTTTGTAGTATTAATTACTGCGCTATCGGTGTCTGCAAATGCACCGTCTGAAAAGCCTATGAAGTTTTCTGAGGTTAGGTTTGTAGAGCTATAAGCAGGGGAATAAACTATCGCTGTGCTATAATTTGACTCAGCACCGTCTTTATAAAAAACAACATGTCTATCTTCGTCCGGATCATACACAAGACCAATGTGTTCATGTGAAGAACCGCCTCCTGTGTCTAAAACGACCGGCGTATCAAAAGTTATAGTTGTGCCACTAATAACACCTCTAATTACTACTGCATCCCTATCTGTATCTTCGTAGGCAATTAATATCCCACCAGACGTAGTATCAAACGATATGACGTTTGGGCCTGTCATAATTACAGATTCAGAACCAGAAAATTTTACAGGAGTACCAAAAGATACAGACGTACCAGTAATTGTTCCGACAGCAGCATATCCAGTATCACTATCGTCCCTATTTCTCCAAACCATAACTACTTTATTATTTGTGCTATCAAACCCTACTCTGACATAATTAGATAAATGAGATGCAACAACAGTTTCACTGCCAAAACTAATTGACGTGCCAGAAACAGTACCAACTATACCAGTTGGATAATCTCCGTTACCACTATCCTCAAAACCTATAAACACTTTTTCTGCGTTACTGTCATATACAGAATTAACCCAACCTGTAGCAGCAGAATTAAAAACAACAGGAGTACCAAAAGATACAGACGCGCCACTTATTGTTGCAACTACTGATGTGCCATATTGATTGTTGGCATAGTCACCATATGTAATAACCATGTTTCCACTTGGAGTATCATAAACAATAGAATTGTAGACCGTATTACCTGCACTATTAAATACATATACACTACTAAATGAAACTGACGTACCACTTATTGTTGCAACAACCGCTTTACCTTTATTACTATCGCCTCCATCTCTATAAGCTATTAAAAATCTACCTTCTGAGGGATCAAAGCCTGTAGCTGTAAAATTTACTGCACCAGTCTCAAAAACCTCTGCACTTCCAAAAGAAATACTAGAACCCGAAACTGTACCAACTATTGCTGTGCCTTTTTGGGAATTTCCTATGTCGCTATACGCTATAAGAACTTTATCATTAGTTGTATCATAAGCAGCAGAAAGTTGTTTAGAGTTAGCACTTTCAAAAACTGTTTCAGTGCCAAGAACTTGTGATCTACTAGCTCCACCACCAACAACACTTACAGTTCCATCAGAATTGACAACAACACTAGCACCATCAGTTAAAGCACCCGAAGCTACTGCCCTGACCTGACCATCTTTTGCAATATTACCGAAAGATTTCATTAGATTACTTTCTATTAAGCGTCGTCAATCTCTTCATATGAACAAACAGCAGACAAGTCTCCTGCTGCACTTGCTTGTATCTTGAGTATGTCACCTTCTACTAAGTACAGCCCCATGTTCTTATCTATGGGTAGCAGTGAACTACCTGCTGCTACTGTAATGCTTTTAGCTATGTAGTAGTCTACACTTGATCGTGTAATCCACACAGATATATCAGCAGAGTTAGTGCCATCTATGTTGGCTATAACCAGTGAGTTAATCTTTAATAACTTATTTGATGCAGCAGTTAATAAACTTACCGCACTTGCAGCAACATCAGCATCTACGGCTGTATTAGCATAAATACTGCTTACTGCGACTACATTTGGATTTGCCATTGAAAAACTCCTTTATTATCCAAATACCATTGCCATAGCTATGGCTTTTCCAGTTGTTGCAGCGCCGTTTATATCTGCCGCCGATGCAGTGACCGAAACCCCACCTATTTTAAATGCTGTGAAGTCTGGGCTAGTTAGAGCAACTGTACCCGCGTCCACGTCTTTCAGATCAGCCATAAGCTCCCTGATTGCGTTATTAATACCGGATGGAGCGCAACCCTCGTCTATGTCCACCGATTGAATATCAGTATTGTTTGCCGCTGTAGCATCAAACTGAGTAATGTTATTCTTAGCCATTATCTAAACCTTTCCTCAAGTAATCTTAGTTGTTCAATTGTCGGCGGTAATCTTCTAGAAATTTGCTCATTAACTGTCGGTGTACTCATTGCGCCAACAGCGGGAGATCCCAATCGTGATATATTCCCAGGTGCAGCAAGAGATTGAGTGGTCAAAGATCTGCCAAGCGGATTTTGATATACCGCCCCTGTTCCAAGCGTACCCAACAAACCAAGCGCACCAACCACACCAGGATTTTGTCTAAATTTATTTAGTCCGATTAGTAGCGCGGCTCTTTCAGCCGAACCACTATCAGGGATAGTTCTACCTATTACTTCCTCTCCCACTGACCCCACCTCTTGAAGTGGTGCTTTACCTGTTGCCGTTGCTATTTTGTCTCTGCTTCTGTCTGAAGCTCTTGATCCTCTTAATAGCTGTGCAGGGGTAAACCTTCCCTCTTTAGTAATTGCGGCAACAGTAGCTTTTCGAACAGGTAATAAAGTTCTAAATGCACGTTGTACCTTCTTATACTCACGACTAGCTTGAGGGTTTGTTCCCTTCATACTTTCGCGCAAGAGATTTTGAACATCTTGCAAAGCGTCGCCAAGATTGCGGTCTTGTGGATTTGCACTTCTTTTAAAATTGGTAGCCTCTAGCCCAAGACTGCTATCTATATCTTTTAATACCTCACCGCGTAAAATTTTGTCTTTAGACGTAACTTTTGACGCCAGTATTTTTTGCAATTTTGCTTGAAATGTTTTTAAACCGTCCGGACCTAAATCAAGATTGTTTTCTATAATTTTAACTAGACCGTCCTCAAATTCCCCACCAACATCTGCCTTGAGCTTTGGTATGACCTTCGCGTAAGCCTCATCTAATTGATCTTTAGCAAACTGATATGCCGCTTGACCTTCTAAGTTTTTTGGGACTTTGGTTTTTTTGTTGCCAAGTATTTTCATAACTATTGACGCTCTTTGACCAACATCCTCATCTAAAACTGACAGAGAAGTATTTATCGCCGCACGATTAAAGTCACCCAATGCCGTTTGTTGTGCAGACTCTATAACGTCACCAACAATAGGCATTGAAGTAGCTCTTTCTTCCAGTTGGCCTACAATACCACCAACTCTTTGACCTGGAGTAAGGCGCACACCTTCTTTCATCAGACGTTTCGCCGCTTCAGTAACTTTTGGGAAAATTATGTCACCCGCCTTTGAACCCGCTGCACTAAGCGCACCAGAAGTAATAGCTGATTTACCTCTTTCTGCTACATCACCTTCGCCTTTACCAAACCCATAAGCGGCCCCTTCAATACCGCCCACCTTCATAGCGCCTTTAACACCAACTCTAGCCAACCCTGCGCCGCCTAATGCCGCTGTAGGCAATGAGCCGCCTATCTCCGCTGCAAGTGCAGTCTTTGGGTTTTCTTCGGCAAACTTGGCTATCTGACCTCGTATTATTTCTAAATTATTTGTATAGTCGCTATCGTTAATCTTGCTTTTTACATAAGCCTCAATCTCATCCATTGTGCCAAAAGACACACCTTGAGCCGCAGTCCTTATTAAATCTCTAAAATATTTTGTTTTATTTTTTTCTAAAACAACTTGTTTTAAGGGATCTGAATTACTTGTTCTTGCCCTAAGTAACTCTAGTTCCAGATCAACATTAGACTCAGCCATTAGTTGTCCTTAATTTAATAATTGGTTGTATGCAGAAAGAAGGTTTTTCTTTTCTTCTTCAGTAAGTTTGCTTATGTCGATTGAATCCAACATAGGCTTTGTAAAGCCGCTAAAATTACCGTCTTTTGGGTAAATTACATCGCCAGGAGGAATGTTTAATTCGTTTTCAAAAATACCTTTTGATATTGACGGTTGGCCCTCTGCCCATTCAAGCATATGCTGATTTAAACCAGATTCATCATAATTGTTTTCAGCTAAATATTTATTTGTCTCAATAGCCGTATCAATTCGTCTTTGCTGAATGTTTCTATTTAGTCTAATCAATGCCTTGTTACCCTGTGGGGTATTGGAGAGGCTTGGATTTTGTTCAACAATAAAATCACGGTCAGCATTAGAAAATCCAACGCCTAAACTTCCACCAATCCCATCTAATGCAGCTTTCCTTGTTTGCGCCCTAAACGCCTCTGAACTAGCCACCATATTTTCATCAGCAAGACCTATTGAAACTAATGCTTGCTTTGCCTGAAGCACTAACTCCCCTGCCGTACCAGAATAAAAATCTTCATCAGAAACTAAACTTTCTAGGGCATTAAATGTACTAATCGCCTCTAGTTCATCAGTAATGTCCTGAGTTTCAGCAATGTTTTTAGCCCTTATTTCAGCAAATTTTTCTGCAAAAGCATCCGTTTGATTTCTTGTATCTACATTTATTTCTGTTTTTGCTGATCCAGTTTTTATAAACTTGGGACTCATATCTTCTCTATTGATATAAAGTACACCACCTAGTTCGGTGTTAGCATCAAAACCTCCGGCCTCTCTAAACGCGGCTAGTTCTGCCGCGTTTGCAATTCTAAATCCAGTACCTTCAGGGTTTAATAATCTTTTAGGTATATAATTAGGATCTATTCTAGTGATAGCTGCCTCTTCATCAGTATAACCCGCTAATTTAGCGTTAAGGAAATTATCATCAGGAGTTTGAGTATTACTTAATTGCGTAGCCTTTTTAAAAGCCGCATCATATGCCTCTTGTGTAATTTTACCGCTTTTTAAATCTTCAGATAGCTTGCCAATCGGAGATACAGCGGTGTTTCCAACAGGTTTAATATAATTTAAGACACTCAGCCTATCGTCATACTCTTGCTGTGTAATCCTCTTGTTATCCAAATCGCTTTTAAGCTTTGCTATATTTGATAACGGTTGGCTTTGCTGTCTTTGAAATGCAATTTTATCATTGCGTATTTGTGCAGCAACGGAAGCAGGGTTATTGCTTGCTGAAATGATGCCCTTTTCTTGATCTGTAAAACCACCATCAGAAAGCAGCTTTGTTAAAGCCGCCTTACGCCGCTTATCCTCTTCCATCTGTTGAAAACTGCCATATGTGCCTATCCCGGCTTGTATGGCTTGCAAAGGGTTTTGACCATCTAACAACCCGATACCAGTAGTAAGCAACCCAAGATTTGCGGGCATGCCAAACTGACCAAACCTATTGTTAAAGTTGTCAAAAATACTCATTATATCGCCCCCATCACTTCATTGCTTAACGCTGCATAGTCGAGCATTAAGTAGCCAGTTGGGTGTCTGTAGACGTGTTCTGGGTAAAGTTTCTGAGCCTCTTGAGCCATAAATCCTTCAGTTGGATAAGTCTCAAAGCGGTTCTTTCTAGCCGCTTCATTCCACTTCCAACGGTACACATTCAATCCGTTAGGGTGCTTGCCTAGCAACTCTACATCTTCTTTCAGCCTATTATCTGAAAAAGCAAGAAGCCCACCGCCTATAGCGCCCATAGCAGGGGTAAGCCCTGCAATACCTAATGTATTCGCCAAACTAGCACCCGCTAGAGCACCGCCTAAACCTGATTGTAAGGCACTAGGACCGCCACCTGTCTGTGTGGTAGTCGTGCCAAACATACCTTGGCCCATTCCAGACGCACCCAGAAGCGCGTTAATACGGTTTTGATCAAGAATATTTTGCTCTGCAACCCTAGCTCTTTCAGCGTCAAGCGCGGCTTGTGCAGGGGCTTGTTGCATTGCGCCAAGATCTTGAAGTGTGCCAATCCTACTTTGATCAGCCGAAAGTAATCCTGGTAACGCTTGTGCCGCTTGTAACTGCATTGCAGCGGAAGATTTGGTTTGATCTAACTGATTGGACGCAAGTGACTGAGAAGCCGCTAACTGACGTGATAAATCGGCTTGCTGTGCCCTCAACAAGTTATTTGCAATGTCTGTATTTTGCCCAAGATTTTGACCAAATGCCGCTGATAATGCTCTTGTAGCATCGACTTGATTAGCCAAATTAGTTTGCCCTGCACCAACAATGTTTTGACCAAGGGTTGCTTCTCTTGAAAGATCTTGTCCTGATACGTTACCCAACGCCTGTGCCGCCGCTAATCTGTTAGCCCTGTCTTGTTGTAGGTTTTGCGCCAATATTGGTGCAGCCGCATTTGATATACCCGCGCCCAATGCTCCCGCAAATGAATCAGAACCAAGCCTACCGCCAAGAGCATACTGTGACGTTGCCTTATCTACCGCACCAGAAATGGCACTATCTAACTGTTGTTGAAGGTATGGGTTTGTCCCACCATCCATAGCCATAGTGCCTAAAAGACCTGTCGCTAGGTTCTGACGGTTTTGCTGCGCGGTAAGAGGATCAAGACTTGTTGATTGCTGTGATAAATTCTGCAACTGAGCAATCGCCGGATCTGTACTGCCAAATAAACCTTCTAAACGAGAGGCATCGGCAAACTGGTTTGAAAGCCTACTTAGATTTGTATCATCAAATCCAATTCCGGTATTGCCTTGAGCAAAATCAGTAAACGTATTCTGTGCTTGATTTATATAATCTGGACGATCTACTAAATTACCTGCATTAGCTAACGCCGCATTTTGTAAGGGCGAAAATGGAGCCATAGTAGGCCCGTCATATGCCCTTGGATTAAAGTCAGACGTAGCCTGAAAAGCAGCCTCAAACGGGTTAAAATCCGTGTAAGCTTGTTCTAATGCAGCCTCAACAGCGGGGGGAAGGGCTTGAACATTTGTTACTGTTGAATTTCTACTACCCTTACTCATTCGTCAAATCCTTCTTAAAAGTTATAAAGGCTTGCTCCCAACCGTGAGGTTCTAAAAATTTTGACCATGCCCTGCGACCATAGCCCTCCAAATGAGAGCAATCATTGCGCCTTGCATGTTCTTCAATTGCCTCTTGAGCCATGCCTAACCATTCCTTCATTCTTGAGCCGCCAATAAAATCCATTGCGAGAGCTTTTCTTCGCGGATAATCAATTATTCGTGTGGAAATAACGCCGACAAACTCACCACTGTCCTCATCAAGCGCTACCCAAACGACATAAACGCCTTTTAAACAGGCTTCATAAACATCATTTATTCGTATTAATTCTGGTGAAAGGCGTACTGCCTTATTCAACAACGGAGCCACATGCTGCCAAACTTGAGGCAGTAACGGAGCACCAATTGGTACTATTTTCATTTTTATCCAATGACTATGTATATAAACGTTCTGTCCGTTTGAGAGTTGTTAGCGTGAGTTATTGTAAAACTCTGCTTTGCTCTCGTTGATAAGAACATTGTGCCGCCGCCTTGTTCAGCCGCCGCATTTGCTGTTGTCGGGGTAAAAACAATAACGCTTTCACTACCCACTCTATAATCTGTTACTGTTGTGCTTGCTGCGCTCGCGCCAAGTGTAACTTCACCCGCTGCATTTATCTTTCCATCCACCAAGAGATTAACAACATTTGCTGTTTCTCTAGGTGAGCCACCGCTTGCCGGAAGCTTTACATAATTTATCTCTGTCATCGTCTGCCAAGCGTCACCGCGTCAACATCCACGCCAAGCGCATATCTCCAAGTACCACTCGCGTTTACTCTAACCCTGTGGTAGCGCCCATGTGTTCTAACCGGACAACTATTATCATCATTAATGCTTGATGCCGTTGTAAAGGTTGCCTTGTCTATCTGTCTGCTTCTAGAGCCAACTTGTACGTTGAGCGTAGGAGCCACATCCCTTGCCGTTACATATGGCGTTACACCTTTAATTAATGATTGCCGCATTGGTGCAGTTTCAAATTCTGACGTTTCCAAAACAGCATCTAACTGAGCACCAGTAAGCGTCTGTAGCTTTTTGTCTTTACTCGCGGATAGTTGAAAAAAACCACCCGCGTAAAATCTAGAGTCTAAACTGGTTGTCAAAGCATCTAAACTTGTACTTAGGCTATCTAAACCTTCAACAGTCATACTAGGCGTCAATGATGCACCTAAAAACTCATGGTCTAAATGAATTATAGACCACTTTTGAACCGCATAATTGTAAACTAATACTCTGTTTGGCTCTCCGGTGCTTTCTCTGTCAGCATAAGACCACATAACAATCTGGTTTTCAGGATCAATAGTAGAGCTAAGTCGATCTGCATATTTAAAATTAATGCTATCAAAGAAAAACTTGTCTACTTTCTCCGCGCCAATAGGAATTGACTTAGAACCATCAAAAAAGAAAAACCCATCATCAGCTAAGTAAAAGACCTGAGTTGGGCCAAGTGAAGTCACAGAATTTGCATAATTACACCCATGCCCTGTCTCTACTTTTTCAAAAGTAAAGATCAGAGGTGAACCAACATACTGCATACGCGCAATAGCTTTTTCTAATAAAACAACGCCAAACTCACCGCCAACTAATCCAGTAATATGCCCTGCATCAGCAATATCTTGAAAGTCAGCTTGCGCTGTTCCTAATGTCCAAGAATTAGCATCATTTATCTGTGACCAACGCACCCTTGAGCGATATGTAGCTGAAGAATACGTAACGTTTGCTGTAACTACAAAATCCCGAACAACCGCCAAATGTTTTGCAGCCGGAGCGCCAGAAATAGCTGAAAATGTTGAGCTTGTTCCAACCGTAAATTTTTGCAGAACATCATCATCACTTCCACAAGCGATCACATCATTTCCAAAACGTACAAAACGCCACTGCTCATCGTCAGTTAAAGTGTACGCCCCACTTTTAACATCAGCTAACGCAAATGTGCCGTTATTCATTTTATAAAGCTTGCCGGAGTCACCAACAAAAATAAAAATCGAATTGTTTACATCTTTGGTGGCGTAAATGCCTCTAATACGATTGTCAGCCGCTTGGCTAACTTCAGAAAGACCAAAAAAAGGTCTGTAACCTCTTGCAGCGGGAATAACATTTGTAGCAACCGTAGACCCAGGATTTTGAAAATCCGACTGATCAGGTAGCCACTCACCGAAAGGTATCATTGATTTAACCACCTATCTGTACCCGCTGTGCGAGTGTTAAATACCGCTGTAGCCGGAACTATATCCGTCCAAGCCTCACCCATTTCTTCCGCAATCGCTACACCTTCTATACTTAGGTCAACAGACGCTGCATACACGGCTTTGTAATTAACACCAGTAGTAGTGCTTCCGGTTATTGAGATTGTGTCAGCCGCCGCAACCGCAAATGTTCCTAAGACGTTACCTGTCGCTGTTATAGCGATATTTGCAGTTCCGGACGTTTCCACAACTCGTGAGGACGCAACCGCTGTACCAGTAATTGCTATTGTTGCTGAAGCCGCAAAAGACTTAATTAATCCAAATTCAAAAGACGTAATATTTGCCGTACCACCCATGCCTGAGTGATTTGTGCAATAATAATATAATGTGCTTGGTGTACTCGCAGAAACAGTTATCTCAGTATAAGCGTTAGCCGTTCCAGGTATGCCAGTTGTGGTAACGCCTGTGGTATATTCTGAACCACTATTATGAGAGCCATTGGCAGTAGTGGAAAACCGTAGCGGGTGGCCTGAGTTGCTACTATCAGACTGATCAAACCTATATGTGTTCCCGACTACAAGCTCTAATGTAGGACTCGCACCAGATAAACCCGCAATATAGTATTTATTACCTGAACCATAGGAGTTAGTACCAGACGCAACGGTTACATCATAAACAACAGTGGTTGCCGCGTTTATTGTAATTAATGCAGTCGCAGATACCGCCGCCTTAAAAGTAGCATTACCTGTGCCAGTAACAGCAATATTTTCAGCCGCTGCAACCTCGAATAAATTGATAGTATCAAGATATTCTAACGTGCCATAAGAGTCTAAACTATCAAGCGTACCCCAAGTATCTAGCTGATCTAGAGTGGGGCCAATAATTTCAGCCATATTAAGCCGCCGTTATGTCTAAATCGCCAGTTGCAACCCTTACAATATCTCCTGTCGCTATAACTTTCGATGCACTAAACGCACCATGAATCAAAAGGTTCCCAGAACTCGCCGCATCAAACAACGCCCAATGGCTTACGGTTCCCCAAGCACCAGTAGCCGCACTAAACTCAATAGTTGAGTCATTGCTTGTTGTGCCACTTGCTGCACTTGCAAAAGTAATTACTTTTCTGGAATAGTTATTACCTGTCAACTCTGTGCCTGAGTTATCATCACCAAATGATTCAGTTGATAAACCCAAATACACCGCTGAAGGGGCTGTAAACGCCGTTGTTCCTAAAACGTGATCTAATACCTTTAGCTCAAGGTAGTCTGACATTGCACTCATTTTTACGCTCCTAAATAATCAGATTTCATTGA